AGATAAAATGTCTGATCCTATGATAAAACATAGACAAAAGATTGATGCAAAAAGATTACCACCCACACGTTCTGGATCAAAAGGCGGTGATGGTGGTGGATCAGACGGTGGAAATGGGCAATAATAGATATTGACAAAGAAACAATAATATGATAGAGTGGTCGTTATGAAAACATTCCAACACAGAACTGATTTACCTAAACTTCAATCTCTTTCAACAAAGGAGGTTGAAGGTAAACGATATTATCTTCTTCCTAATGGATTATATGTTCCATCAGTAACAACAGTTCTTGGTCACTTCAAAAAGAAGCAAATCCAGCAATGGAGAAATCGTGTTGGTCATGAGGAAGCTAATCGCATATCAAATATAGCATCAACTCGTGGAACTAAGTTTCATAAGTTGATGGAAAAATACTTAGATAATGTTCCTGTGAGTAATATCCTGACAGAGAAGGTTATGCCTAATCTCAAAGAATCTTTTCAACTCATGAAGAAAGAGGTTGACAAGAGTATTGACAATATCTATTATATTGAAGTTCCTCTATACTCTACTTCTATGCGTATTGCCGGTAGAACAGATATAATTGCAGAATATAATGGTGTTCTGTCTGTCATAGATTTCAAGACATCATCTCGTGAAAAGAAAGAGGAACATATTCAAGACTACTTTCTACAAAGTACAGCATATGCATTGATGTTTGAAGAAAGAATCGAAAAACCAATTGAACAAATTGTAATCATGATGTCATCTGATGGTATACCAGAACCACAGATTTTTGTTAAGAATACAATAGATTATCATGAACAACTATTAGAAAAGATAGTTCAATATTTCAGTGAAAATAAATTGCCTGAGATACAATAATAATTGTTGTGAAATTCTTATATAAACACATAAATAGAGAACTTCAATGACCAAAGTTTCTGTAATCGAGGCAAAAAAAATTGTGAAAGATTTGGGCCAAGGCGCTGGCAAAACCAGAGTTCTTAAGGGCGTAAACTTTACTTTATACAAGGGTGAACTAACCCTGCTAATGGGACCATCTGGTTCTGGTAAGACAACTTTATTATCTATTTTAGGATGCATATTGTCTCCAACTTCTGGAACAATTAAAATAAACAAGGAACGTGCAGACAATCTAACCGCAGAAGAACTGGCGTCTATTAGAAGACGCAATATAGGTTTTATTTTCCAATCATATAATTTGTTTCCAACACTGACAGCGCATGAAAATGTGAGACTGGCCCTTGATGTAAGAGGAATGTCAAAACAAGAAGCATATGTGAAAGCAGAAGAGGCATTGAAAGAAGTTGGACTAATACATAGATTGTCAAATCATCCCCGTAATATGTCGGGCGGTGAGCAACAGAGAGTTGCTGTTGCTAGAGCTTTGGCTGGTGATCCGCCTGCAATTTTAGCAGATGAGCCGACAGCAGCACTTGACAGTAAAAATGGGCACCAAGTAATGGCATTGTTAGCACGAATCGCAAAAGAAAGAAATCGTGCAGTTCTGGCTGTTACACACGACCCGAGAACGCATCAGTATGCAGATAGAATTGTCAATATTGAAGATGGTTTGATTAAAAATGTTTCCACTAATCACTAACATCAGACAAGCAAGAGCAGCAATAGAGAATCGACCTGAGTTTGCAGAAACAAATAAGGGGGATTATATTGTATTCAACTATCATGTCTCACATGAAGACTCGTTTGATGATCCTATTAGACGAGAACTTCGTGGAATGATCTTTTCAGTAGATGGTGATGTAATTTCTCGTCCATTCCACAAGTTTTTTAATTTGAACGAGAAAGAGGAAACAAGAAATGTTGATTGGTCATTACCCCATCATGTTCTTAATAAACTTGATGGTTCTATGCTTCGTCCTATACCACTACCTTCTGGTATTAGGCGGGGAACTAAGATGGGTATTACAGATGTTTCTCAACTTTGTGAAAAATATGTATCACGACATCCTAGGTACAATGCTTTTGCTGCTATGTGCTTTGATAGGAATAGTACTCCTATCTTTGAATATATTGCTCCACACAATCGTATTGTTCTTGAATATAAAGAAGAAGATTTGGTACTTTTGGCAATCCGTGAGAACAACACTGGTAGATACCTTTCAGTTGAATCGATGAATATGGTAGCAGGTCATTATGATATCCCTGTTGTCAAAACTGTTCGTAATCCTATTGAACAAATTCAGTCAATGACAGATATTGAAGGTGTTGTTGTTAGATTTGAAAACGGTCATATGATCAAGATCAAGTCTGAATGGTATGTTGCTATTCATAAGGCAAAGGAGAACTTGCTATTTGAAAAGAATGTAATTAAGATGATTCTGGAAGAGAAGGTCGACGATATTCTACCAAATCTTCCTCAATTAGATATTGATAGAATCAATGCATACAAAGAGAATCTATTGAACAACATTGACAGAAATGTTATGTTATGTCAGATTGCTTTGAATGAAGCATCTGGTTATGATAAGAAGCATTTTGCTGTTAGTATAGCACCTAAACTACATCCATGGTTACGTGTTGCTTGTTTTGCTGCATGGACGGATCATTCAAGACTTAGGGATTTGATGATCTTGAACATTATCAAAAAATGTGGTTCACAATCTGATGTAGATTCTATCAGAGATATTATTGGAGGTAAGTGGTAGTATCATGCTCAACTCAGTTGAAGCAATCGTTCAAATCAAAAAGAAACTGCAGAATCCCCAAGACTGGATACAAGGAAAGTCTTGGGGATTTTATTTCTTTGGAATAGGATATTTCATTTCAGTAATATATTCTTTAAATGATTTCATTGTAATCTATCTTTGAAATATTTTAATCTATTCATCCAACCATTATGATATGATATGTACTTATCTGGGTTTGCAAATGCTAAACGATCGTATTCCCTTCGTCTAGATTCTAACATTCCTTTTGCATCATCACCATGCTTTTGAATTAATTCGAGGGCAAACCCATGTCTATGATTTACTGATGCATCAAGAGCAACTAAAGCAGCATGCTCTCCCAGTCCTTGTAGATGTGGTTTTAATTTTTCAAAATGTTCTTTAGTATAGAAATTCTTGGCATCTTCCCATGACAAATTTCTTATCTGTTCTGATTTCATTCCTGATTTTTCACTGACTCCAAATTTTGTTACACCACCAGTATCATTAGTAACATTGCCTTTTGGACCTTCAAGTCTTTTAGTGTTTTCCAAAAACTTATTTAACAGTTCTTTGTGATCAAGACGTGTTGGTTCTAAAGCAGGAACAACTTCTCTTGGAATAACTTCTCTTGGAATAACTCTTTTCAATGCTTTTTGTGTGGAAGTTGGTCCTTGCATATGTCTAACAATTGCTGGAGGAGCAGGTGGAGGAGTTGCTACACTTTGCTCTTTAATATGCTGTTTGAATGATTTCATTTATTGTCTCTTGACTTTGATGGACATAACATATATATTTATCATATACTATTATTGGAGATTATCATGTCAAAACTATACATGTTAGTTGGACTTCCTGGTACTGGTAAGTCCACATGGACGAAGAATTTTAAGAAGAAATATATGGAAGATCAATCTAAGCAAGCATTTGATACTAACACCCCATTTGTTTGGAATCTGTCTATAGTATCTACTGATAATATTATTCAAACGATAGCAAACGAAAATCGTCTTACATACAATCAGATGTTTGATAATCTCACATATTCATTTGCTGAAAAGATTACTCATAAATTATCTAAATTTGCTTTTGAACGTAATGATATTGTCATTTGGGATCAGACTAATCTAACAGTAAAGTCAAGAGCTAAGAAGTTAGCTTTAGTGCCTTCACATTATAAAAAGACATGTGTTATGTTTGGTATTCCTGAAGATTTGGCAGAAAGACTGAGAACAAGAGTTGGTAAAGATATTCCTGATAATGTGATGATGAGTATGATTAAGAGTTATCAATATCCTACACTAGAAGAAGGTTTTGATGATATTATTGGTTCTACAGAGAAAATCGTAAAATTCTCTTGACAAGTATGAGTCCTTGTGTTATAAATAGTCCTACATCGTTGAGATTATTAACGATTGATTCGGACTGGGGGGCAGTACCCCACGTCTCCACCAAAGATACACTATCGTCTAAGAAAGCAGTAGGACTTAGGAACGGAGTTTCCTAAAATATGAGTGCCAATCTCATTAGTGTATCTTTGATGGGGACGAAATAGGCTCGACGGGTCAAGAGAAGGTAATGGAGATGTCCCGTGCAAACTGGGTTAACGTAAGAAAAACAATAAGTGCTACATATAAAGCATCTAATGACAACACTCCTTTTGAAGCAATGAAAGTTGCTGCCTAAGAAGTAGTCATTGGGTTTACTGATTAACCTCGAAACAGAATAATCAGACGGGTACATCCGTATTGTACTAGTGGTTGGCAGTTATCCACGATCAAACAAAACTGCCATTATTTTTTTATCCAACGGAGGAACGATGTAAAAAATGGCAAACTCAATTCTTAGGCAACACAAGCATGTAATTTTGAGAGCTTACGTAAATAATCCACCAACTAATGCAACAGCACTATCAGAATGGTGTACTGATGTCATCACTTCTGTAGGTATGAAATGTATTGGTGGTCCACTGGTTGTCCATTCGGATATGGAAGGTAATGCAGGATACACTGCTGTTGCTATTCTAGATTTCTCACATCTAGCTATTCATAGTTGGGATGAGATTTTTCCTGCTCTAATTGAGTTTGATCTGTTTTCATGTAAAGACTTTGATGTAAATATTATATTAAATAAAATGAATGAATTTGATATAGTGTCATATTCTACATTGGTAGTAGATCGTGATGATTTTGATAACCAACAAATACCTCTTCTTCGTCAAGTTGCATAAAGGATAAACAATGATTTCTGCAGCCACTTCAGATAAAATGATTGAATTTTCTACCTTAATTGAAGATATAGTATACATGAAAGATGTTTCTTATATGGATGCTGTGCTTCTTTATTGTGAAGATAATGAAGTGGAATTTGAAGTGGCCGCAACATTGATATCAGATAATCTCAAATCTAAAATACAAATTGAAGCTGAAAGTCTTAATTTTCTACCCAAGAGTAATACAACTAAATTACCTCTATGAAACTAACACCATATCAAACATATTGTTTGTATTTGGCAATCAAGAGTCACTTCACACAGAAGAAATATGACTACTTTAAATATTCAGGTGCAGTAAAAGCAACTGTTGAATCTTTTGAAAAGAGAAGAGATAAGTATCATTTTGGTAGATTATCTAAGAAGTATGACCAATCTGAAATGATGGATTTTTTGGTTGCTAATCTTGTAAAAAATAAGAAATGGATTGGTGAACTACTTGAAGATGATGCTCATGATAATTATATGACTTATCTGAAAAGAAAACAATCGTTTACATACTGTTTTGATAATGAAGTTTCAAAATTATTTCAAACAGTTATTGATACACGAGAATTGTTTATCTGTTCTCCTAATACATATCCTAAGATAATAACAGAATACTTATCAGGAACAATATCACTAGAAACATTTACTGTTTTAGATCAGTTCATTTGTTTTTCTGATAAGTTTGATGAAATACTTGATAAAGATGATATTATCTGGAGTGATATTAGATTGAAATCAACCAAGATGATCTCATTTCTGGATTATGATAAGAAGAAGATAAAGGAGGTTATAAAACGTAATATAAATACTTGACACAGAGAGATTTCTGTGTTAAGATACAAGTATCGTTATGATATTGTGGACAAAAAATATACAAAACATATGGAGAAATATAATGACAAACTTTGCTACACTAAAGAAGTCTTCAAATATTCTAGATCGGCTAAACAAAGAACTAGAAAAGCTCAATACACCTTCCAATGAAAAGCAAGAGGATACACGATTCTGGCAACCGGAAGTAGATAAGTCTGGTAATGGTGTTGCTGTAATTCGATTCCTTCCTGCACCTGCTGTTGATGGTGATGATGCTCTTCCTTGGGTGCGAATCTGGAATCACGGCTTCAAGGGTCCATCAGGTAAGTGGTATATCGAGAATTCTTTGACCACGATCAATCAAAAGGATCCTGTGTCTGAGTACAACACTGTTCTTTGGAATTCAACAAGTGATGAGAATTCTCCTGCACGGAAGCAAGCACGAGAGCAGAAGAGACGTCTAACTTATGTCTCTAACATCCTCGTTGTTTCTGATCCAAAGAATCCACAAAATGAAGGTAAGGTATTCCTATATAAGTATGGAAAGAAGATTTTTGATAAGATTTCTATTCTTATGAATCC